AAGTGTCACCCGCAGCGTAGGCCGTACCCGAGCCGGGGCCAGTCACCAGACCAAGGAAGAATCCAGCCGTGTAAGTGCTGCCCTTGAAGTACTGGGTGTTCATGTCCTGCAAACCTTGGTTGACCACGAGGTTGTGCATCTGGTCTTCCCACTTCAGGTTGCCGTCCTTATCGAAGCACTGAACGTGGAAAACGCCGCCGCCCGAAGCACCCGAAGAGAAACCTGTTTTGGCTACCAGTCCTGCGGAAACGCTATCCGAGGTGTGTGAGTTTTCGGTAAGCATGAATATCTCCTATTCAATACGAATGATGGCGTTGGTGCTATCCGCGACGGGAAACTGCACTTGAAAAGACGTGACAGCGGTTTTGTCACTGCCAAAGTCAAGAACGCAAACAGTGGGGTTGCCCCCACCAACCTTGTAAATCAACGCCCCACGGCAGGTGAATGCCGCCGGGTTCCACGTAGCGTTGGCAAACGACAAGTACGCCGTCGTGTTGTTGGGGTTGTTACCAGTCGTGGGTGCAACACTGACGGTCAAAACTTCCCCACCTGCGGTGTAGCCACCACCAGTAGGAACTTCATTGGCAGTCGTGTATGCAGCCGTCGTCGGCCCAAGCGTGGCCCCGCCCGTGTAGAGCGCCATTTTGAACGTGTCAGTGCTGAAGTTGAACTGGCCCGAGGCCATGCCCACCTTGAACTGATTGGTTGCACCCTGGTCGATGGGCATTACTGGACACCTCTATTCTGAGGTAGCGGGGGCACACGGGCCTGCCCGCTGCGGTACGCATCGCTGCGCTCCAGACCGTCACCCAGACGCTTGGCCATCGCCAGTGCTTCCATGTACTTCTGGTTGTAGACGCCCATCATGTCTTGCTCACCCTTCATGTAGGTGTAAGCCTCAACCAGTGAGCCGTACAACAAAACCGTGTCGAAGTTGTCGCCCAACCACGTACGCCCATCAGCCGCCACAGTGATCGACTCAGGGTAGTAGTAATAGTGCAACTCGACGTTGTAGGTAGCGTCGGGCGTCGGGCCAAGAATGAACGACAACTCGTCGGTAATGACAGGCGAAGGGTCGTTGGTCGTCGTAGGCCCAAACAGCGCGTAGTAGCGCGGGATGCCAGTGTCAGTCGTCGGGTTGGGGTACGCCTGCCGGATGAAGTTCACATCCTTGTTCAGCAAGTACTCGTAGTCACCGTTTGGAGCGATGACAGCCAACGAGTACACCGCCAAGAAGTCTCCAGGGCAGGAAAGGTACTTATTGGCCGACGACGTGACGCCCGTGACGTTCTTGCGCAGAGACGGAAACTGCACCGAGTTGTAAATGCGCTGCTCAGCCTGACGGACGAACACCGGAATCTCCGCCTCGAAGGAGGAGTCTTGGTTCTCCGAATAGGCGATGATCGCCGCTTTCAACTCGTTGTAGGTCATCTCAACCTCAAGCCATCGGGCCGCGAGCCATCACACCTTTGGTAGCGCAACCGGTGCCACGAATCTTGATGCCGCTGGTCTTGGTCGGCTTGTACTCATTGGAGTGCATGTTGGCCACGGACACGTCCATGCGCAGCGCCTGCTTGATGTCGTCAGCGCCAACAACCGGTGTGGCCACCGGCTTGGGAGTCTTGTAGGTTGCCATGTCAGACACCTTTCTGCTTGCGGCCAGGATTCATCTGGTTGGCCACCTTGGCCAGACCGCGACCCATCTTCAGCATGTCGCTGTTGGTCTTGCCACCAGCACGCATGCCTTTTACGGCGGGATCAGGGTGTGCACCTTTACCCTTGGCCATGTGCTTCTTCAGCATTTCTTTAACGCCTGCCATTTTTCGCTCCTATGCCGTCACAACTGTGACTGTACCAATTTGGATGGTTAATACAAGGTTATTGGGTGTCAGCCCAGCATCGGGACCGCGAGAACCACCAACCGGGTTCCAGCCCCACTGGAAGTCCCGACTGCCCTCACTCGGGAACCCCACCGCTTCCTGCGTGGTTGCCGTTGTGTCCACAACCTGCAAGCCCGTATTCCCCGACTGCACATAACTCAGATCAGGACGCGGGTTGCGCAAGCCTTGCGGGTCATCGACCGGGTACATGCCCAACTGCAACTGCGGTTGGTCGGGGTCCCAGCAAGCTGGGCAGACCAAGAGGTTGTAGGTCTTGGTCTTGATGACTTCCTTGCGCAGTTGCGTGAGCTTGAACCGAAAGTCGCAGCGGTCACACTGCGCAATCGCATTCTTGCCTGACGCAAACCGGTTACCCATTTAGGTACCGCTCCCAATGAACATCTGCCGGGGCACGAACCGCACCGCTGCCTTCTCTTGATCCTCGCCTGCAGCAGTCTGCCAAGCCTCGTCGTACTGTTGCTTCAGAATGTCCAGGCGCTGCAGCCCATCAGGCACCTTCAGCGCGATGTAGTACGCCAGACCGGCCACAAGGCAGGGCAAAAAGCGGAACGGCACGTCCATCGTCTTGACGCCACCACCGGCGTCCTGCAGGCGGCGCAGGCGCCAGTACACGAACTGGTAGGTCGTGCCTGGATTGGGCGTTGGCCAGACAGTGATGCTGTTCTTCTGCGACAGGATGATGGCCGCACCAGACGAGTGGCCTGCGGCGGTCGTACCGGCTTGACCACGAGCGCAGTTAAGGAGGTAGGCAGGATTACCGCCACTAGCGGGCTGCACCTCGTTGAACGCAATCAGTTCGCTGCCGATCTTGATGAAACCCGCGTTGGGCACCCCGGCGAGCGAGGTGATTGGAATGGATGTGGTGTCAGCCAGTATGTTCGCTTGCAGCGTCCCGGCAAGCACAGAGTCCTGACCCGACAGTTTCTGAATCCAAACCTGAATGGGTCGGCCCGTGATCAGTTTGTTGGGGATGGTGGCGTAGGTGCTGACGCTGATCCGAGTGATGGTCAGGTCGGCTTGGTTGTTGGGGACGTTGGCGTTGGTGCGGATGACGTGGTCGAGCAAATCCACCGTGTCGTCCGGCAGCGCGTAGGTCGGCTGACCAGTAGCCAGGGTGATGACGTTCTGCTCGAACGTCCACATGTTCACGCCCCGGTTGCCCCAGTCGGCGAAGAGCAAGTTCAAGCTGCGACGGGCCGTGCGCAAGTCATAGCCGGTGCGCATCTCGCCACCGGCACGCTCAAAGGCTTCCTCAACAAGCTCATTGAGGTCGAGGTCAAACGCAGCTACGCCTGAAGTTGTCATCTGAATCTCGCGGTCTTCTTAGCGATGGCCTTGGGTTGCGCTACGAACTGCTTGCCGGAGGCTTTGCCTGCTCGTTTTGCTCGGGTTGAGGCGGCGTACTCTTGGGGCGAAAGAGCTTTGATCGCAGCTTCTGGAAGGTATCGCTCACCAGTTTTACTAGACGGTTTACCACTTTTGGTTCTCCACTTCTGGTCAGTCCAGTCCTTCAGAGACTGCTGAGGCTTTTTCATTTGCCCAACTTTTTCAAAGTCTGAGCAAACCGTGCCCGCTGACCCAACTTACCCGGAGCCTTAGCAGCCTTGGCAAGCGTCTTGGCCGGAATAGTCTTGCCTTCCTTAACGCCAAGCGACTTGCGCAGGGCACCGGGCTTTTTGATGGCTTCTTGGATGAACTTGCCACCCTTGGCCATGCCACCCTTCTTCGCGGCTTCAACACCACGACCCTTGAGGATGTCAGCCTGGGTAACCTTGCCGTCGCCGGTCAGATCAGGAAATTTACTAGCCACGGTAACCTCCGCCCTTAGCCTTGTACTGCTTGGCCAGAAGCTGCGCCTTGCGGGCGCTCCACTGACCTGCCGCCGTGCCCTGCGTAGCCTGCCCTTTGATCTTCTCGAAGAGCGACTTGCGCATACCGGGCTTGGTGTAGTTGCCCGCCTCGTTGACCTTGGACTTGGTGGTCCCGCCTTCGGCGTACATGTCAACGTCGTTCGGGTCATCCTTGCGTCGGATGACCTTCTTCTTGGGCATCTTGGAGGGGGCGATTGCCCCCATCCCCCGGCTGGGCATCATGTCAGCAGGTCTTTCCGCCGCGCTTCATGCCCAGGGGCTTCGATGCAGCCATCTTGACCATCGTGCCCTTGGTCTTGCCCTTGGTGGCCATGCCATCGCGGCTAGGTGCAGCGGTCTTGACGGTACCCATCTTGGCAGTCGTGATGCCGCCGCCAGCCATTTTCTTCATGCCCTTCATTTCGGATTCCTCATGTTTGATCATTGACTTAGGAGCACCGGCCTTTTTCATGAAGCCGATTTCCTTCTTAACCATCGCCTTGGACTCTTTCATCTCGCCACCTTCTTTGAACTTGCGGCCCTTGTCCGCTTTCAAGAACTCTGCCCCAACGGATTGGGGAACGCCTGCCTTCTTGGCGAACTTGGGGTTTGACGCCACCGCCGCCATGAACCTGTGCTGTTTACCGCTAACTGAGGGCACTTCTCTGCTCCTTCATGTAGGCGTCCAGCTTGCCTTCAAGACGATCCAACCGAGCGATCACCCGGTTCATGTCGTCGTGCACATCGCCCTTCGTGACGTACTCCTTGGCGATCTCCTCCCGCGTACGGTTGAGAAGAATCTGAATACGCTGTACTTCCTCTGTGTGCGACTTGATCACCCACAAGATGATCGCCGACAGGAAGGACAGGATGATGTTCCATATCAGCAGTTCCATGCCCGAAGACTCTTGTTAATCCTCGAATTCGGATCTTTTGCGGTTTTTTCGCTCGTCAACTTCTTTTTCATCCCTTTCATACGGGCGCAAAAAGAGTCGCGGCGTGGCCCGCCCTCCGGCTGTGGAGCCTTCAGTCCGGGCTTCCCTGGATTCGCGGCGTTGTAGGAGGCTCGCCCCTTGGCGTTCAAGCCGCCCTTGGGGTTCTTTCCTTCCTTGCGCTGCCATGCCGGGGTCTTAGCCATAAAAGATCGTCGTGGTGACGTTG